ATTAGCTTATCCAGACTTTTTCCCCATGCAGTAACGCCTTCATGCGCCATGCTTTTTCGAAACTCTTCTTTAGAAGTTACGTGTTTAAGCGGCACACTAAACTGCCGCACCCCGTCTTTTGGTAAGTGTAAACGGAACACCAGAGTTTCGCCAAGTTCTTCGTCATGCAGTCGGCGCGTTATGTATATATCGTGGTGGTAAATTAGATCTTCTGTGATGTCCCCCTCTGCGTTGCTACCACGCAAGAACACACCACCCCGTACGCCCCTAAAGTATGGTTTAGGGTACTCAGGTATATCAAACTCTTTCTGCGTTTTCTTACCTTGCACAGGGGCTGATACGCTAACTACACCTTCGCTTTCTCGGATGCGTTTACCCAACACAATCGGCGATTTTATTTCACCCCAAAGTGGGCAGTCTCGACAGATACCCTCGTTAAGTTCGTCAAAACGTACGCAAGTATATGGGCCTTTTATCTCGTCCAGCTTTTTGCGCATTTCTGCTTCGTTATAATCAGGGTGCCTATTCGAAATCTTCTCAGCGGCTTTGTCTGCATCCACGCAAAACTTTGCGATGGAAAGACCCGCTCTCCACAAAGGCTCGCTTACTTCTGCCTGTTTGGTCGCAATAAATTCTATTTGTTTGCATCCACGCCCTGCAAAAGTTTTTTCAACAATTGTTTTAAAAACATTCTCAGAGTTCTCGGCGTAAGCTTCGTACAGCGCATCAGTTCCCAAATCTATCTTGGTAACTGGCATCACAATGCCAAGTTTTTGGACAAACTCGGACAGAACCACAGGCTGCGGCATCTCTACGCCAAGGAACTCAGTGGGTAGCGGTGTATCTTCTTTGTAATTATGGGTGTGCGGCACACGCAATATACGTGATCTGTCTGCCGTAACCGCAGGGTCAGCGCGAAAACCGTTCTCAGAACAGGCTCGCTTCAATCGCTCCGCTGCATCTAGCCATGTGTCCACCGAAACCGCTTCGGTAAGGGGCCAGTAAACATGCACTCCCCTGCCACTGTTTACCATCAAAGGTTTAGGCAGAGATAGTTGTTTACAAAACTTGCGTAAGTCGCCTACCGCTTCTTGTTGCGTGGCATATTCTTTTGACGGGCCAACGTCTAAATCTAAGAACAAAGATTTAAATTCGTATGCGTTATCGTGCTTACGGTTGGTTGGTTCTTGGAAGGTTGCTAGAGCAAAATAGGTGTCCATCCCACTACTATCGAATTTCATAGCCGCTCTTTCGACTTCTTCGATAGTTTCGTAAAACTTAGTTACCTTTGTTTCTGTTTCTTTATGCGCTGCAAACACGCAATAGAAACCGTTCTCGCTCAATACTCCCTGTAAAAAATTTTTAACTTCCATGCTGCTGCTCCAAATGTTGTGGTGGGCCAACTTGCAAAACCCACCACAACAGGACTATCGTTAATGATCCGACTAATTTGCAGTTTAGTCGTCGTCCCAGTCATCAACGATAGATGCAAGGTCGTCAGCGGAATCAGAGGGAGCAGCTACCTCTTTCTTTTTGGCGACCTTTTTTGGCTGAGGTTCTGGCTCTGATTTCGGCAGATTATAAATGTCTACCTCGTCGTCCTTAACCTCACCCCCACGTGCCTGCACCCCATCTGTTTGGGATACTGTCAGCGTGATTGCTTGGATAGCTTCAGCACTATCCCTAATTGCCACGGCTTGTTCTAACTCTTCTTCTGAAAGAGGACGTGCCGCTTTGAAAAACAGTTTCGGCGTATCGCTGTTTTCGTCAAAAGACATTGTAGTAACCACAGCAATAGACGGTGTTTTGTGCGCCTTGAGGTGCTTGGCGTATGCTTGCATACCCATCTTACCGTCTTTGGCTTCACCGAAAATAGAGGTGGCGGGTAGGGACAACTGGTAAACATTCTCCATGTCCCCCTCTAAACACACTGCAAGACGTTGTGAGAACCTGCAAGCTTTGCTGTCACCCTGACCAGAACCTTTAATATTCTGAGGACACTCCATGCAGCGAGATGCTTGCATCTGATCTTTTGGTACATCAGAAGAAGGCTTTTGTGTATCGGGCGACCAGCAGGTAGGCGCAGATGGGTTTTCTGCATCGTACGCACCTTTGTAATACGTGCGTGATAGCTTTGCAGCGTTTACAATAACTACGTTCAAGAACCCATCGCTCTTGACGTTTATCTGTTCACCACCGACTAGCTGCCGAAAACGACCACCGCGCAAGCTAATTCTACGGTTTTGATTACCACCCGAACCACCTGACAGGTTGTCATCAACATCCTGCAAAGACTTAAACAAGTCGCTAGAGACTAGGGAATTACCACCTTCAAAGAGGGTCATGTCTGACATATTGTTCTCCATCAATATTCATTATACAGGGGACTATCTTGCCCCTTTTGTTGTGCGGCTGTCAACGCCGCTTCTACATCATCAAGCCGAAACCGATAAACTTCTCCGACTTTAATGTATGTATCTAATGGGATTGCCCCATTTCTGCACCATTTTCTGATAGTGGATACAGATACTTGAAAGTAATCCGCTACAGCATTTATGTTTGTGTAGGGGGTTTCTACGTCACTCATTTTTTCCTCACAGAAATAACGTACTCAGAGTCCACGTTTAAACCCGCTGGCATCAGGTCTGGGTTCTCCTCAAGAAATTGTCGTACGTTTGTTTGATTGAGGCGCTTCTCAAAGAACTCAGGCAAGTTATGCTCCATTATGAATGAGTGCATAGACTCCCAATCATTCGTCCAGTAGCGCGATTTAATTGTGCGATAGAACAACCCTGCGGCTGTCTTAACGCTATCTACGTTATGCTCTTTGCAGTGATCTAACAAAGCGCGTTTTATTTTATCTTGCTTATCTGCAAGCTGGTCATCCTTTTCAGCGAACTCCGCTTTCAATTCTGACCGTTTTGTACGTATGTTTACATACGCTTTTACCAACTTCTCGACGGGAACCGTCATCGGTGTTCTCCATTTTATAGTTATATTACTGTTATATAGTGACTTATGTTACTTAGTCAAGTATTTCTTTGTACAGATTTATCATTTCTGTGTGTATATTGATACGCTCGTCTAACATACGATAAATGCGTTTTTCTGCGCTAGATCCCGCAAGCTGTATAACTGTGCATTTATGCTTCTGTCCTGATCTGTGAACACGTGCATTTGCTTGCGCATAAGTTTCAAGGGAAGACGTTGGCCCCCACCATACCACGGTGTTTGCAGCGGTCAGCGTAACTCCATGAGCCGCAGCTTGCGGTTGGATTACTAAGACTTCTGGATCTGGTTCACTTTGAAAACGGGCAAATATCTCGGTGCGCTTAGGTGCAGAAACATCTCCTCGTATGACAGCAGACGATATGTCGTCACTGGTTAGCTTTTCTACAAGCAGGTCGATAGTGTGCTTGAAAGGCACAAAGATAAGAACTTTTTGGCTGCTTTCATCTATAACTTCTTTGAGTGCTTGGTATCGGCTCTTGATATCAAACTGCACTGTGTCACCATCATCGGTATAAATCGCACCCGCACTTATTTGTAGGAGTTTGTTCAGTCCAATCGCTGCGTTTGCAGCGGTAACTTCTTCACCTGCGACTTCCATTACCATCTTTTTCCGCAGTGTCTCGTAGTATTTCTTTTGTTGTGATGTCATTTCGACGAAGCGTTTGGTGTACGTCATGTCTGGCAGATCAAGACATTCATCTTTTGTAAATCTGATAGCAGGTTGAAGCACCCTGTGGACTGTATCTTTTGCCGTTTCTTTAGGTTTGTAGGTGAACTGCGTGTATTTATACATCACCATATCACGCCAAGATCCAAAGAACCTCGGCACCGATAGTGGGTTGACTAGCTTGGCTAGACCGTACGCATCAAGGGGGGACTGTGCAGCGGGTGTACCCGTCATCATCCACAGCCAATCTTTCTCCCCTATAAGTTTGTTTAGGGTTTTCCACCGTTTGGTCTGTGCGTTCTTGTAGTGCGTAGCTTCGTCCACAATAAACAAATCGAAGCCACCGTTGGCTATCTCGTCTTTTACAATGTCAACGCCATCGTAGTTTATGATAACGAACTCCGCGCCCCCGTTTATAATCTTTTGGCGTTTCTCTTTGCTACCGTAAGCCACATCAACCGTGCGGTGCATTGCAAAAGAAAACAAATCATTCCGCCACGCGCTATCCATGATCGACAGTGGGCAGATAACCAAAGCGCGTTTTATTTTACCGTGGGTCATCAAGTAGTCCGCCGCCCAAATTGCAGAGGCGGTCTTGCCTGTACCCTGCTCATTGAAGCAAAAAGACTTTTTGTTGTTCGTCAGAAATGCAGCGGTGTCCTTCTGATGTTCGTAAGGTTTATACTGCCCGGGCCACTTGTAACGTCTAGTAATGGGTGACGGTACGTTTATATTTAAACCTAATAGTTTGTGGACTTCATCAAGCCCCCAATTTACGACGACTTTATTCATCGGCAACTCCTTACTTTTAGGGATTACCGCCGTGATCTGTTTAGGATTACGGACCTTCAGCAGTAATGCTTTGTCCCTTATGATTTCCATGTTGTTCTCCGTGGTAGTGTTTCACTACCGTTTTTTCTTGGGACTGCTCAACGCACCCCCACCTGCACGATTTTTCTTGCGGCTCTGGACTTTGTACCCATCTTTGTTTGTGCCGCCTTTACTCAATGGTTTTTTGTGAGCAATGTCTTTGCCCTCACGTTTATCGGCTACGCCGTTCTTGTTTGCATCCTTACCTGTCTTGTCCATCGCTCGACGCGCACGTTGGCGCTCCATGCGATCAGAGTGTTCTCCTCTGGATTTTTGTTGTTCGTATTCTTTTTTATAGGGGCGGGGTTTGTTTTTGTAAGGCATCAGTTCTTTCCGTTATGTGGGCATTCTACAACTGGACAATGGCGCTTACACAAGCCAGATGGACGTGGGTTCCAAACGTCTGCTTTAAACGCCTTCTCCATCTTACCATAAATTCCTAACCATTTCTCCCAAAGAAGTGGCTCTGAATCAATTTCATATTGGTGCTTTACTAGCTTATTTGCGACAACAAATAACAGCCCCGCCCGTACTTTCTTAATATCGGGGTAATGCTTGAACACTGACATAGCCATCAACTCAAGCTGCCCCTTGTCTGCATATTGCGCAGACCTTCCTGTCTTATAATCTATGACCCAAGCAGTTTCGGCGAGAGTGTCCACGATCAACAAATCTGCGATACCGCGAAACCACACACGCTTACTGAAGAAGTCGCATGGTTCAAGATCAGCCGTTAGTCCCAACTTCTTTTCACACAGTTTAACACCACGCTTTTTATTCAGGGCATCAAGTGTATCCTTGATAAAATCGAACTTTTTAGGCAGGGGCTTACCTTCGCCGATATAATTTTCACACGCCTTGTGGAACTCAGTGCCGTAGCGCATGGCTTCTGTCTCTTCGACAGGGTACTCCTTCAATATTTTTTCGTGGTAGAACTGTTTCGGACACGTCTCAAACGCTTTAGCCTTACTGAACGACCAAGGTGCTATGCTCACTCACAATCTCCGTATGATTTTCCTGTGCCGCTCTCGCAGTCTACAGGTAGCCCTGCTGCCCAATCGGGTGTCCACCGCATACATTCTTCGACATATGCTTGCGCTGCATCGACCTCTTCGTCACGAACGCAGCAAACAATCGAGTCGTGTACCGTCAACACCACTTTGTATTTCTTACTTATTTTTAGCATTTGCTCGCCTATGATGCAACGTGCTAGTGCTTGGCACACGTTTTCTATTACCTTGCCACCATATATTCTGGTGCGTCCACGGCGTGTTTTGTAGCTGTACTCAAGACCTTTTTCGCCCTGCTCACTACCTAAATTCTCATAGATGATGCTTAGTTTGCTCGGCATGATCAGCGAACTTTCTGCCGCTGCAACCTGCACCACGCCTTTACGCCCAAACTGCGCGGCCCTTTTGTTTGCAAGCTGCTGCACCATGTAATGAGCATCGCGCCATACCTTACTAATTTTGTAGTTGGCGTCACGATAGATGCTTATGATCCTACGGGCTTCGTCAGGTGACACTTCAAACCCAAACGTCTTTAGCTGCACCCCGAACTTCTCAGCACCCATGCCGTAACCTGCGCCAAGGATTGTGGTCTTACCAACGAACCGTTGATCCTTCGTGACATCCTCTTCTTCACAGTTGTATATACGTGCCGCCATTTTGACGTATACATCTTCGCCTTTCGCAAATGCGTTTGTGAGATCATCTTGCCCTGCGAACCATGCCAACACCCGTGCTTCGATCTGCGAACTGTCTGCTTCTACCAGAGTGCAGCCTTCGGGGGCGATCAGTGCCTTCTTTAGTTTCTTGGCGTTTGGCCCACGGCTCGGCAGGTTTTGTAGGTTTATCTTGTCAGCCCCACCCCAACGACCAGTGTGCGCGGCGTAGTATCTTACGGGGACCGGAAGCAGTCCACGTTTACAAATATCTATAAACCTCTCTGTACGTGTTTCTTCTAAGGTACTTTTGCTACCCAAACGTGCCGCCACCAGAGATTGCACCCGATCATCATCGTGTTCTTGCAGAGCCTTAAAGCCTTCGTCAGACTTGGCAAAGGCGTACGTCTGCTTGTTTGTTGTTGGGCTGATTTTCATCGGGGGTTCTACCCCAACACTTTTGAGTAAATCTGCAAACTTAGGGTTTGACATAAGATCTTTCTTGTCGGTGACGTTTGCGTCACGCAACAGTTTGTCTTTGCGATCTTTGACATCTTCTAAATGCTGCTCCAACAACTCAAGGTCCAGATCCAACGTGGGTTCAATGAACATCCGCAGCGTGAGGTCAATCAGTTTTAATTCTTGTCGGGGAAACACACGCCCCATCATCGTGAATAATTTGTAGGTTAAATCTACATCGTTCTTGGCATAGCCGCCGTACCGTGCAAGTTCTTGCTCAGTAAAATCGGTTTGGCGTTTCCCTTTGGCGTTGTTGACTTCGGTGCCTTTGACGCCCACGCCGTATCGCTCTGCCACAGCTTTCAAGGATGCACTTGTTTCGATGCCGTGCAGGGCGCGAGACATGCACATAGTGTCAAACCACACCTTTGGCTTCACGCCGTACCGCCATGAAAGTATAGCACCATCGAACATCGTGTTGTGACACAAGATGGCGCTGTCAGAGAAGTTTATGTGTGATAGTAAACGGGATAGTTGATCCCCATCAACTATCCACTTTGTAGCCTTGTCGTTCTTTTTGATTGCAAGGCCAATGACTTCGAAACGCCTATCACGCACGTATTCTTCCGTTGTCATCTTGGACAACGAATAGTCTTTGTCGTAGTACGTTTCGAAGTCTAAGGTGTATACGTCCATTATCTTTGACTTATTTCACCACCAAGTGCCATGTACCCACAGACATCTACATAGTTGTCTATGTGCTTGTTGTTTCCGTGAAGCCTAGCGACCTTCATCAAAGCCAACATGACTGGTACGTCATCGACTTTTATGTAATCACGCAGTCCAAGATGCGCGTTCCAGTACGCAGCCATCAATACAAAGTTACTTTCTGCATCGCCGTGCTGCTCGGCACGATCTTTACTGACAAGTGTCTCAGCTTCTTTGAGAATACTTGTGCGCGTAACTGACAGCGGTGGATCGAAGGGCAGTTCAAGCTGTTCCTCTTCTGGCTTCTCGCACTTCATCACTATTGATTTCGGCGCTTCTAGCACCTCTTTCGGCGTACCGATTTTCTTCATCAGCATAAATACATACGCCTCTGAAGATTTTGTTGCCTTTGCAATTTGCTTCGCAGTTGCCTTTGGGTGTTTAATTTTATACGCCCAAATCTTATCGGCTTTCTTCTGTTTAACCATTATGTCCTCCTAGACATTTTTACCTGCAATACGCAGTTGTTTTACGAACTCTTTGAGTTCCCTTCTTGCCCGATCCCAATCCTGATTGACATTCGGGTGCTTAAATTGCGTCCTTAGACTTTCGTTTTGGTAATGATCTACCTCTCGACGAAGGTGACGCAAAAGTGCTTCTTCAACAGGTGTAAGTTTTTCACTCAAAACGGTGGCTCCTCTCCCTCATAACTTGGTTTCCACGCTACGTATTCTTCACGTACGCTTACGTGTTCTTCCCGTTCTTCTACCAGCCCCATCTCTTTTAGAAACAGGGCTAGTTCTTGTGACACATTATCAAGCTGCATCTTCGTCGTCTATGCCGCGCAACGCATGAACGAGTTGTTCCATCGGCGTAACGTCATGCCCTACATGTTCGACACAGCCCCGATACCTAGCCAACCACGCAGCCAAAGCCTGCGCAGCTTGCAGTCGCAATTCTTGTTGCGAAACTTCACTTGAAGGATCAAAAGGGACGTACCCGCCCCCATGCTTTCTGTCTTTCATGGGACTAATGTAAGCTGGGTAATCAGCTACTTTGATACGCACCTTAACATCTTTCACTGCCTCATGTTTAACAGTGATGCGAAGTCCGCGAATAAGTCCCGCAATCCGATCCTTCTCGTACTCTTCGATCTTCTTGTCATCGGAAGCACCGAAGACGTAATCGTAAAATTCGTGATCTGGTTTTTGTTTTAGCCATTCACGTATGTGCGCGACATCAAGAGTATTTCTACCTGTTTCTGCCGCGTATTCATTTATAAGCCGCTGCTTATCGCTCTTCTTGAAGTTCATATTTTCTCCATTTCAAGTTAATATTAAAAACCAAGCCGGACCATACCGTTTATGCGCCCCAACTCGCCGAACCCGTCCAAACCGGACCGTTCCCCGACCGCCCCCCTTGCCATAACAAACCGAACCTGACCAGACCCTATTTCGCCGCACCGGAACATGACCGCCTTGCCATTTCTCACCTCGACCGACCATACCTCACCGAACCGTTCCCCGACCGCCGTGCCCAACCTAGACTGACTGTGCCGAACCGCACCATGACCGCCCTACCGAGACCCAACATGCCTGACTTACCACACCAAAGCGCACCGAAACACGACCGCCCTACCTAACCTCGCCCGAACGCATCGCGCCCTAACGTACCTCACCCAGACCGCCGTAACTGACCGAACCACGCAGAACCAAAGCAAACCTGACCGCACCGCGCCTCGACCGCCAGACCTTGACCAGCCGAACCTTATACGACCCAACCGAACCGCGACCGCCATGCCGTGACCGCTATGTACCATGCCAAAACCACTCCCGAACTCATCACACCTCGCCTAGACCGCCCTACCATGACCCACCGTGACTCAACTCGACCCGACACGCCTTGCCTTGACCGCCCTGACTGACCGTGATCAAACTGAACGGGCCATACCTAGACCGACATGCCGTGACCCAACTGACCTAACCCCGTCGAACCAAACCTTGCCTTGACCGCCATACCTCGACTGACCGCAACCCAACTGACCGCTACGTGCCTCACCACACCGCGCCTCGACCGCCTTGACCAAAAGGGGGAAGGGGCATTGCTGCCCCAACCTTTATTCTGCTGCAATGTCCTGTATATCCGCATCGAAGCGACGACCCATCTCTGACTTGACATATTCTACCAAGTCCGCTGTAACATCGTCGGCATACTCAGGATTATCCATCGCTGCCTGTTGGACATCACGCCCCTCAAGCATCAATTCATCCCAAACTTTTTGTGGTGAACTACCGTCTGGCATAAAGTCTGTCCAATCATCTCCGCTATCAGATGTACCAACGACAAATGTGCCATAAGACCCACGGCCTTTCTCTTGCCGAAAATCACCGATACCAATGATTGCACCCGCATTGCTGAGTAGTGATACAATACCATAGGCGCTGAGTGTTGGTTGAACATAGGCGATATCAACCTCTGCGCACCAACGCGGTAGATAACAACGTGTCCGTATGTCTGGCGTACGTTTAATATCTGCGGTGCGAACTATGTCAGTCTTTAACTGTGGTTTACCCCATATCTGAATGTGGGTTTGCGGCATAAAGATCAGACGTTGCACAGACGCTTTGGACACATTTTCTGTCTCAAGTGCTGCTGTAGCCATAGCAGCTTTGACCCCCGGAGCAGGGAAACATAGTAGTGTTTCTCCAAACTCCTTTTTGTATGCGGAGTCATAGAACTCTCTTACGGGATCGTGTTTCATCCCTGTTAGCTGCTTCTTACCTTTGACCTTTTCTTTCGGTGCAGCAAGATCGCGCATTGTTTTGACGCTCATGCTGTTGAAGTAAAGAGGTGTTGTACCAACCATCCGTAAACGGACACGACCCTTCTTGAACTGACTAATTTTAAGTGTTTGTTCTGAAGGTTCTACGGTTTCTTTTTGCTTGAAAGCCATGTTTGTTGTTTTCCATTATCAAGAGTTTGCAGGGTTTGCCCTACTTGTGAAAGGTTATCTTCATTGATAACCAGCGAAATGCCACCTGCTGCTGCGATGTCTTTAAGGTTTTTCTGCTGCAACGGGGTGGGCTTGTTGCTGCCAGCCTTACATTCAATACCGACAAAGAAGCCGTTGTAACATGCAACTACATCAGGCACACCGCTGCGCCCGTAGCCACCTGTCACAGGGTAAAAGAAGTAGGCACCGAACTCTTTAAGTGTGGCGACAACTTTCTTTTTTACTTTAGCTTCTGGTGTCATGTATTTCCCGTAGTAACTGGCATCAAACGAGGGCGGTTTCCCGCCCCCGAAATTGGTAGTGTTTCACTACTCGTCGTGGAACAACCAAAAGGTATTTGCATCTATGCGCTGACCAACACCTTCGACTGGTTCTGTCGGTGGTATATGGTTAGTCATCATTAGCACAGCTACCTTTCGTTGTACCCACTCGGGTGTGTCACGTATGTTCATATAGTGGCCTAAAGCTGTCGCGTCAATAGCTTCTAGGCCAAAACATATAATTTCTACCTTTCCCGTAGTAGGATATAGTAGGACGCGATAAGTCTTGTTATCACATACGCTCACGTGGTGTCAACTGTTTCTGATGTAAAAAATGTTTTCGGAAAAACGATAGCCTACACCTGCGACATAATGTTCATCTTGCACCATTGACAGTACCGATAATTTAGCCAAGATGTCGTGGGGGATTTCTTCTTGGGAATATACTTTTACCTGCTCGGTATCCAAGTCGATCCCCCACGAAAACGTACTTTTGTGTACGTCTATGTTCTCGGCGACACGATACTTAGGTTTGCCAAACACTGAGATCACTTCAACAAAAGTAAACGGTTGCGACTCAGAATTTTCAGTAGCGTTGAGTTCTTTCATGGAGTTGAAGAACGTACTAAGTTTCTCACCAACTTCGGCGTTCATAAACTCATAACCTGTTTCCACCAGATGCTTCAGTTCCGCTTGAAGTGCATTCGGTCTACCGAACCCATATTCACCAGTGTCAAACAAGCTGGGTAAAAGTTCTTTCTTTACTTCTTTCACAACCTTACGCGCTTCGTCTATGACATTACGTGACGCACTAGAACATCTGTCTCCTGATAGCTGAAGGATCTGCGCTATTGACAATGGGCGCAGTGCGGCACAGTTCTTCACAGCTTGTTTCAGTGAGGTCGTTACCCGCATATTTAAGTGCCTACCATGTCCGTACTTACCGTTGAAGATTTGCGGCGAGAACACAGCGTAACGCTTCGTCCCATCACCACCTTTCAAGAAATCCCCGAACCCTATCTCACCCATACAGTAGTTGTCACCTTCTCGGTACACCCATGCAAGATTACTCTGAGCGGCTCTAGGCGATACTATGTATCCTTTCATCTTCCGCATCAGTTCATCCGCAAACTCCCTGAGTTCGCTGCTCCACCGCGTCTCGGCACCTGCTGCATTAGCTTGCTGCTTGGCTTCTTTGACCGTTAGCAGCGGCATATAAATTTTGTTAGCCATTGTCGTTCTCCTTTGTTACGAAACCTGCGTTGTTGTTTATAAAGTAGTTGTACTGTCTACGTACTTTTTGCAGGTCATCTTTGGTTTGTATTTTCTTGATTGGGTACTCACGATTGTAATACCAACCATCGCTTGTGGTCTTTGCAAACATCAACCAGTAGTTCAAACGCATGGGATGCTCTTCGAATTGAAGCACCTCACGTGCGTACTTCGGTAGCCAGTTCACTCTTCGCACCCACCTATGATCAATGTCGGGCCTGTCAGAGAAAAATTTGTCTATCTCCGTCATCATTTTCTGCATGTACTCTTCATCTTCTAGCGGCAGCATCGGCGTCATTGTCATACCCCACTCAAAGAACTTTTTGATAGCGTCCTTGTACTTATCTTTCTCAGACTTGTTTACACGTGGTGCAGTAGGCACAGACCTACCGGACTTGCCATCGTGTCTCCACGACCCATCCTCGTTCTGTATAAATACCAGAGCGCAATTGTCATCGTGCTTCTGCTTCCACTTATCCCACCTGTTCTTAGTCTTGTTCGCATATTCATGTGGTAGTACCTTCTTGTTTTTGGCGAGATAGTGTTTTGTTCCGTTGCACTGTATGTACTGCTTACCGTTGTCGATAACCAAATATAGATTAGGTGGTAGGTTGCGTTGTAAGAAACTATACCTGCTGTTAAAGGATACGAATGATGGGCCTGTACCATTCATCACACGCAAAGATGTTGTACCGTCTCGGTGTTTACGCCACACGAGCGGCGCATAGTAACACATGTCACCCGTTTCACCTGCGTTTAAATAAAACAACGGGTCGCCACGATGGTAGCCATCGCTCAGTGCGTAGCAGTTTCGGCTTACCTTGACGATACGCTCCCATTTACGCGCACGATCACCGATAGGACGTACGTCATGTGAACGTGGGTGCTTGCACGAAACAAGTACCCTCGTATCTTCGTAGTGTTTCACTACACCCTCAAAGTTGTCTATGCGAGTATAATAAAGTGCCATTAGCTATTCTCCATTGGTCTGGCCCTCGGCCTTATGTAAGTTGAAACGGTATCTGTAACGTAACAAAACATCATTATGTCATTACTATACAGACCCGTCAGGTGGTCATAGATGGGGTCAGCTAGACCCCGATCCATTGCTTGTTGGCAGTGCTCCTCGGTCGCATAAACGATACTTGCCATTGGCGCTGCGCCGTATTCTGGAACCTCGTAATCAATGAACAAGATTGTGAAGAACTCAATCATATGTCCCTCGACGTGATGTTCACTTTGCTGCCGACACTTGGGTTGGCGTTGTCATTGTCCATGATGCACCAGAGGACAGGCATCGACCACTGACCCCAACCACCGAACAGGTAGCCATCTGTCAGGACGATAGCCGCTTGCGCGTTGATGCTGTTGTCACGAATGTAGTCGGTGACGCATGTCACGTCAGTGCCACCACCCCCTGCTGGTTTGGTAGACTTGACCAGATCATCGAGCTGGCGAGCGTTATACTTCTCGTCACGACAAATTTGTGTGTCCCAGTAAAGTACACGTACACCGTCAGGACGTACCGTATCACAGATCTCTTTGATCTCAGACAAGAACGCAGTGAGTTCACGCTGCCCGATAGAACCAGACGTGTCGATAGCCAGCACAAGTTCACCAACAGTTTCGGCGATGCCGCTTGGCATGACGATACCCATGCCAATGTATCTGCGGTTTGGTTTGCGATATGTGCTGTAGTCTGACCCTGCACAAGTATTGCACACAAACTCACGCAATACCTCGCGCCAATCTACCTGCGGTTTCAACAGTTCTTCAAGGTCACGATCACCACCGCTGCCCGTCTTACTTGCCACCAACGCACCTTGGCGAATAGCTTCGTCAAGTTCACGTGCCAGTTCACGCCTCTCCTCGGCGTCCATTTCCTGCGCACCTTCCCAGTCATGTTGATCAAAGGGAGCCTGTCCATTCGGTAGTGTTTCACTACCACCATCACCAGCGCCACCGCTTTTACTGCGCCCGCCTCCGTCGTTCTGTTGTTCATCACACAGCAACTTGTATACCTGTGCGCTATCCATGCCACGATACTTCTCGTCGTAACATCCTTTCTCCAAGGCTCCTGTCATGGTGGCGAACTTGTCTGTGTTCTCGTCCGCAATCTTGATGTTGATCACGTAGTCGTTCGCACAGTTGGCGAGTTGTGGGTTCTCGTCATACAAGTGACGCCAGATGTGCAGGTGCTTGTAGAGTTTGTGATACACTTCGTGCAGCACAAGGAAACGTAACTCTGCATCGTTCAGTAGCTTTACGAAGTTACGTCCATAGAACTCGTCACGTCCGTTAGTGTACGCAGTTATACTTACATCGTCTGCGTAATCTTCCACGATCTCGCGCTTGCCGATCATCAGAACAGATGCCAAGTGTACGTACTTCGGGTTGCTCATTATGGCAACAACGGCTTTTGTCAGCCGTTGCTCCTCTGTTAAGTTTTGCATAAACATTAGTTGTTCTCCTTTTTCTTTTGCTTACGCTTCATGCTTTCTGCGGCACGGCGCGTTGCACGATTTATTACTTCTGGAATTTCGCTGCGCTTGTTATATTCTCTAGTGCTTTGGTAATCCCGTGCGGGTGATCGTGTAATACTCTTTCCCAAAAAACCCCTCCCCATCACAACATCTCCTCTGTTAAGTTTTGCATAAACATCAGTCATTCTCCAAGTGATGTGCTTCTACGATTGTGGCTTGCCGAATTACTTCGGCATTCCACACGGCTGCATCTTCCAATGCTTGTTCGCGGCTCTCGCACTGTGTCCAGAACTCGATGCCGTCCTCTTTCATCAGATACCAATCCATTACACTTTGTCCGCTGTATAAAGGTGGCTGTTC